GCGCCGATGAATTCTTATCCCACCAACATACACGCCACAAGAGATACATTTATTAAGTTAGTGGAAAAAGGATTAATATTCAGAGTATCAAATTCAGAGTATTTAATTAACTTTGGATTAACGTACATGGTACAGTATAGCGCTCCTGCATCAAAATGGACAAAGCTTTATAATCAGATAGCAGAGGGGGGATATAGTAACGCAAGTTTGTGGGCTATTAATGACCAAATATTGAAAGAGATAAGGAAATGAAAGAGCGAGGTATATCAATAAATGATTTTCTTAAATCAAAGGAAATTAAAATGCAAGAAGTGAAGGATAATTTTCATTTCGTTAAACGATTAGATGTTGATATGACCCGCTATAAATGTGAAGAAAGCGGTTGTCTTAATTGCGGAAATAAGGCTAATAGTTACGGCGAAAAATCAGAACCGTGGACGGGCGCGATTTATTGTGCGAAATGCGAGTCTTTAATGTTTATTTATTTTTCCGACAGAATGGGCGGTAATCATACAGATACTGTTGATATATACGAACAAAAAAACAGACCGCAATATAGAATTATTTTTCACGGTGGCGATATTTGTAAAGAGTTTATAGAATGTAGAATTTGTGGCTGTAATAGCTATGATGAATCGGATGTTAAGAATAAATTTTGTCAAAATTGCAATAAAACATTAGAATAAATGCTCGACAACACTACAACAGAAACAAAACCCATAAAACAAAAGACCATATCCTTAAGTCGCATAGAAGCCCTTAAAGGCATTGTTTATTTAAAATGGAACATTACCTCCCCAACAGAGTTATCGTTGCTTAATGAGCTTGTTTTAATGGCGGACGCTACAATAAACATCGATCATCATGTAAGAAACAGAATAGTAAAGCAAACAGGCATCCCGCTGGCAAATATTTCGACGGCGATTGGAAGACTTCACAAGGCTGGATGTGTAATGAAGGAAGGAAAGACAGTATACCTACACCCTGTGTTTAAGGGGTGGGGAGAGGTTAATCAAATAATGTTTAAGATCAATGAGTAAACACATAGAATTAGCTAAAAAGTTAAAGGCACTTGCGGATAAGGGTATTGGCGGAGAAAAAATTAACGCCGATAAAATGCTTAATGACTTAATGAAAAAGCATAAGCTAACCATTGAAGATATTGAAGGGGAGAAAACGGCGGACTATTTCTTTAAGTTTAAAGATGATGATACTGTGAGATTATGGGGACAAATTGTAGCCCGCGTCAATTATAAAATTCCTAAATACGGAGAGATACCGACTAAGAAAGTTAAACAGTTAAATCTTAAAGGGAATTACTTTGTCACTTGTACAGTAGCCGAGTACATGGAAATAGAATCAATGCTGGGGGTTTATCCGCGACTATACAAACAAGAGCTTGATATATTTTACTCAGCATTTTGTAAGGCAAATGATTTACTTGTGACTGAAGGGAAGCCAAAAACGACTGATGATTTAACTCCTAAAGAATATGAAGAATGGAAGCGAGTACAAGAAATGGCTTCTAAAATTAAAAGCGAGACATTCAGAAAACAACTTACTTAAAATAAACACATCCGCTTTGCTTTAGCAGCAGTCCTTGAGCGGTGACACTGAGTAGAAAGTCGAATCAATAACGAGCTGATAGGGCGGGCAAAGTACCCGCTTTTTTTATTTAGAAACCATTTCCTGTATAGTGTGAGTATGCGTTACTTTACCATTAGCCACAGTAATATATAACTGCCGACCAAGAAGATCATTTAAACCAAAATCCTGCCCGTCGATCATTCCTGAAGATGAAGCTATGCGTCCGATAATAGCATGACAAACAGCAGTCTTTTCTTTATTCTCAATACGCTTGTTATTGCGAACATCAACAGCAAAGAATTCTTTTGAAACAGGATGCTGTTTAAATGTGATATGAGCGGGAATTATTTCACCGATGGACTCTTTAGTATAATAACCAAGTAAGTTGACCCACTGACTTATGAACGCGCCTGAAGCACTTTTAAACTTAAATCTTAATTGTGGTGTACGATCTGACCAGAGAGAAGGAAAGCCTTTAGCTAAATCGTCCGACACTTCAGAGATAGTTACCAAGTGGGTTCCGTCCTTTAGGATAGAGTTTTTGCGGTTGTGACTTTGTGAAGTGAAATTCATGGCTTTAATATTTTATCAGTTAAAAAATCGTTATTCGTCCTGCAATACAATAAGCCCCGCCATTTTATTCATATCCACCTGTCAGGGAAAACGCTGAACAAAAGAGGGCGGAGTAATTTATCTAATGCCTCGCCATTCAATAGCGGACATTGCTTGTAGTTTTAATTTCGCTGACAATTCAGCGAGTATTAGCTCTAATTCATCTATGGTCTTATCATAAAGACAGTCAAACATAAAGGTAGTGGGGGATAGATAATCTTCATAACCCACGCAAAAGCCATTTAAACACTTGCCACAGCTAAATATATCAGTTATCAGGCAAACTTTTAATTGGCGGATGTCTTGTTTTACTTCGGGGCAGACAATAATGTCCGCCATTACCATTTCAAGCAATTCACTAAATTTCTTTGGCTCTCCGCCGAACATTATTGATGGGTGCATAGTATTAGGGTTTAGTCATTTCGGCGCAAATTTGTAGTACTATTTTACGCATTTTAATTCTTTTTCTGTATGATAATTTAGAAAATCTTTCTTCGTCCAACCATAACATATTATCGTTTTGTTTAAACCTAAAAAGCTCAGGGTATTTGCGCTTGGAGCATATTTCATCCGAATTACAAAAAGAACCAGTAATTGCCCAAGTTATCGCTTCGCAAGCCCCCAACATCCTACTACCTGATTGGCTTGTAAAAGAATTGTAATTTGTAAAGGCTGATGTGTAAATCTCATGTCTTTTTTGAATCGCTGTTTTTTTCATAGGTTTAAAGTTAGTATTTGATGTTTAAAATGTTTAGCTAAGTTAGTAGCTTTTATCTGGTAAGCGCCTTTAGAATCCTTCAAGCAAGCCCAGATACGTTGATTTTCGGGGGTGTTTGGTATTTCAATAAGGGCGTTACCGTGGGCTAAGAATCTTTTAATAACAGCCGTGTATCCTAAATTCTTGTGCTGGATTGTCTGTCCTTTTTCAAAGATTATGGTGTTCAGGGCAAAGTATTTTTTGTCTTTACTTAGCATAGGGGTTTTATTGTTCCTTAGTTACGGTTACGGGTTGAATAGTTTCAGTTGGCACTTGTCTTGTTTTTACAAGTTTGTCAATAAACTTTTTCGGTAATTTATCTACCCATGCGTTTTTGTCAGGGTTCCAGTATTGCGTTTTCATAGCTTATCTATTTTTAGGAGGGATAGGGGCGTATCTGTTACGTTCTTCTCTCATTATTTTAATTAGTTTATTTCTAGTTGTTGTTTTCATTTTCTTTTCCGACGGATTAGGGTTATTTGGTCAGGACGAAGGGCTACCTATTTAAATTGTGCTTTCTGTGTGTGGCGTTACTCGTCCGCGCTTAAATTTGCGTTGTGTCTGGCAGTTGTGACCGCAAATAAGCCAATACAACGGTTTCAAAATCTTCTATTTGGTGTTGCTTATGGAAGGCGTTAAAGTGCGAGTATAAGCCCTCAATTTCGCTATAGGCACTATCATAGCCCATCTTTTCCCAGTATCCTAATTCGTCGCGACCTATGGCGTACATTAGGAGTATCCAATATGCTTTAGGTATTTTTCTCATGGTATTTAGTTTAAACTTATTAATGTTACTTGGTCTTTTGGATAATCCATTGTTTCAAATCCACGCTTATTGTATTCAGCAATATAAAAGGTTTCGCGTTCTTCCACAACGGTTGTAAATTTACAAAGTGCGGGGATAAATATTAACTTTTTCATCTTATTTAAGTTTTAAAGCGTTATTAATTGAATTGCGCTGGGCTTAGTGCTAAATGGTAGTTAGGTATCTCCATCTTATTATCGTTGCTCTAACCTCGCCAAAAGAGCCGAATTCGCGGGAATAGTTAACCTATCGGCACTATTACAAGCGGTAAAGGGTTTTCTATTGGTGCTCTTTCTCCCATTACTTCGCTAATTGGTACGTGTTTTAGGCTATTTCCAGCATCAAGGATAAAATATCCATTGTGTACCATTGTGCCTTGTGGGGTTTGGGTGTAGGTTTTAATAGGTTTCATATTTGACAGGGTTTTAACAGTTAAACAATAGTTTATAATGATCTTTAGTTATGTAAGTACTTTCAATGTTAACGGATTTGTTTTCCGCTAATATAGTGGGCAGAAGGGTAATTTCAGAGCGTTTTAAATATTGCTGGTGAATTTTACCATTAACATCTACTATTCTTAAAAAATATACTTCCTTGCGCATAATTTCAGGTATTAAGGTTAGTTATTCAGTGGCTTTTTTAATTGCTGCTTTTATAATAGCTATATCCATTGGGATTAGTTTATTAGCTTTTCTGGCATCGTTCCTATTAAGAATACCGATTAACGCCTCTAATAATTCAGGGGCAGAGGCTATTAGTTTGGCGTTTTGAACTGACTCTCTTTTAGAATCTAAACTTGTGGTCATATCATTAACGGTTGCCAATATAACAGCCTTTCTTTTTTCAGCTACTATTATCCCCTGTCCTTCGTGTATCCACGGGGCTGGTGTATGTTTTAAATCTTTCATAGTCTTATGTTTTAAATGTTAATATTTAAGTGCGGAAGGGTTTAGCGGGTCACCATCTAAATAGGTAGCCATTCGTCCTCGCCCGACCTCCCGAAAATCGCGGGAATAGTTAGTTAAGTGCGTAATTCAGAGCCACTTCTAGTAGTTCATGAATAGTTAATAGGTTAGTTTGCATAGGCTAGGCGTTTTGCTTTTCTTCAATTAGCTCATTTAACCCGCTCATATCAATTTCATTATATACGTACTCATAAAGGGCAAAATACGCGTGCTGGCTAATATCTTTAGGCATTCCAAAGTTATCATCTTCAAAGTGGGTAGCGTTCAATTCCATAGCTATTTCAAATGCGCGTTTGTAGTAAATAACAGCATTATCAATATCACTATCAATATATTCGCGGATACCATCTTCATCTTCAATATCTCCGCTTTCAATTTGTGCCTTAATTTCAGTCTGAAGGTCTTCAACGAACTTGTATTTATTAAATCCTGCGTTACGCTCGCGGGCTTCGCTTAACTGTTCTTCTAATTGTTTAACGCGGTCTTGGAGGTCTTTTTTAGTGGTTTTCATAATTGACAGGGTTTATAAGGGTTATTATTTGTTAATTTTAAAGGTATGCTTCCCACCAGTTGCTTCTAACTTCTGTTTGTTGATGGTCTTCTAAAAATATATACCCACATCCATAGTTGCAAAATATTTGCGTTTTATCCTCTCCTTTATTTTCAATGTCAGGATATTGGCTACTTTGAGTTTTACAACAAGGGCAGGTAAATAGTCCTTTATGGTCGAAGCAAATATTTAAAGATTGTATTTGTTTTTTAGTTGCGCTCATGTTTGACAGGGTTTTAATGATTGGTTAGTATAGGGGGTTAGCTTCTAAATGTTAATTTTGGTTTTTTGTTGTCGTAATCGTTATTTAAATAGAATTCAATTAAAGTGGTCTTACTATCTCTATTAGTGCAAGTGCCAAACCAATCTAATCCTAGTTTATCCTCACCTACTTTTAAAATAAGATTCATATCTCCGCCAAGCGTTCCAAAAGAATCATTTGCTTTAAATCTTAACTCATTATCTCCATGTTTCTCTTGAAGTATTTGAAGTTTTTTAATCAATTCGCTAATTTTCATTTGAGTAGGTTTTAGTGGTTAATGTGTGTGTTAGTATTTATCGTTGCAATGCTAATATACTTCTTATACTGTATTACCCGCCTAAAGGTTACAGTAAATTATAACAATTTATTTAAACATCTTGCAACCTATTGCAACCTATTGCAATACAGTGAAATAAAATTGCGATTAGAATTAATCTTTTATTCATTATACAATTTTCGCGCCCGACTATTACCATACATTATACACCACACACTTAACACGCCAGAGAGCATTTAAACCCCATCACAAACCAATTACCACCACCCAAACAAATTTTAATCGGCGGACGAACCAAACACTAATAACCTTTCACATCTTATAGATAGCAGATAAACAATACAAAGCAAAAGTACCAAAGTTAAACATATACCTAAAGCAGGGATAAATCACAAGGGATCAATAAAACCCAAAACCACCAAAAAAGGGGAGGGGAGATATTATATCATTCAAATATTAGCGCCTAACTTAAATTTTTACGCCCGACAATAAACAAAATCAGTTAAAACGCAAAATAAAGCCATTACACGCATTATTAATCATTTAAAGCCCTTTCCCCTGCCTTTAATCTTATGCGCTCTAATTGAATATAAACAGTATTTAGAGCCATTCCTGTTAATCGTATCGGCATTACGCGTTACGTTGTTGTAGCTGATCCCTGCATTAATAAGGGCTTGTTTCTTGCTTGTAAAGGCATCAGGAAAGGGTATTCCGTCTTTAGTTATTATGTATAATTGCATATAAATAGTGTTAAATATAGCCCAAATATACGTATTTAGTAACACTCTATCCGATATACAGTCGCATATTAGCATAAATAGGGGCTAAATCACCCATTAGCAACGCTAAGCACTGTTATATCACACCACACGGGGGCTATTCTTTCCCTTGTCTCATCAGGTTATGTTCACAACAAATTTGATGTAAACGCATAGGACACGCGAAATACAACAAACCTGATGCGAAAACCCCCGTATTAAAACAAAAAATAAGAGATTCCTTTTTTACCTATTAGCGCCAGAAAAAGAGGCGGGGGTACGGGCATTTGGGATCGTAATCGCGTAAAGGGTGACATAGTATCCCCCTCATAACTATAAATAATTTTTTATTTAGTTATTAATTATTGTAACTTTATATGTATCTTTGCGTATAAATTGAAAAACTGATAATTATGGGGTGTAAGTCAACATATGGTATAAGTAGAGAAAATGCTATAAGGGTATTGATAAGTAGTGTTTATAAGGTGAGTGATGAGGAATTGGCGGGGATGTTGGAGGCTTTAAATGAGAGTGAGTATAGGAATTATAGGATTGAGGAGGTTGGTGATGGGAGTCCTTATATTGCATCGGCGGAAGAATTTTTTCGGGATGATGATTATTTTAACAAGGAGGATTAAGGTATGATAATATATTTTATGCAAAAATGGGCGGATGGGTCGCCGACAAGTTTTCGGGAGAAGATAATGCAAAGTTTAAAGAGCGGGCTAACTAGGCGTGAAACATTAGACTTATTGACTACTGGAGAATCCCCTAAAGTTTATATGCCGAAATATCATACGATGCGTCCAAGCTTTATGATTAAGAAAGGAATGATGTTGGATTTGGCTTATTGGAGTGGGAGACCTTATCATTCGAGTCCTGAAAGATTTGTAGAGCAAACGCCTTGTGTTAGCACTCAGGTTGTAAAGATTGACTATAAATTGGCGGGATTGCCCCCTGATGTTTATGTGGATGGGAAGTTATTGGGATTGCCTAAATTACAACGGCTGGCTATAAATGATGGATTTGAAAGTTCGGTTAAGTTTTTCGGGCATTTCAATAAATCGGCGGAGTATAATTTAATCCATTGGACAACTTTAAGGTATTAACTGTTAATAAATTCTATAACTAAACAAGGGGAATAATAGTATATTTGCATAACATAAGTAAAACCGATAAAAATTATGGCAACAGATGGATTTGGCACTAATCAGCAAAAATTAAATGCGGGCAAAACCGACTTAGAGAAGTTTGTAGAACTGTATAGGGGGTTTGGGATAGAGTGTAAGGTTAATGAAGTAGAGGTAGGGGAGTATGGGTATTTAGAAGGTTTCTCCGCCGACCAAAAATTAAAAGTAATAGCGCTTCAGAATAGCGAAATACGCTCTGCTAGTGACGGCACAACGACTTTCTCAGAAAAGATAGTAGGTAATGCCTACACGAAATTGGTATTCAGTAATGAGGGTAAATTCATAGAACAAGGGATATGGGAATAGATGAAATAATTGAAAACGCGAATAAGGTGTATAATCGTAATAGATATTTCACTTGCAAGGAAACGACCTCTGGCACTCAAGGGAAATTGATGGATGTTTTAGTGCTGAAAGGATCGGGCGTTGAGACAACCGTCTTAAGAGAAGATTTTATGCGCGATGTGTATGAATTCAATAACCCTCCAAAAAAGAGAAAAACTAATGACCTCTAAATACACCATAACAAAGAATCACGGATTGGATATAAAGGGCGTGAAGGCTGTTTATACTACTGTATTCTTTTTACAGGAGGCTAATTTATGGTCGGGCGATGAAACCGATCCAATATCTTGGACTTACTTAATGGCTGATAATTTAGCGGTGGATGAGGATGGGAGGTTATTACCTTATGATGTAACAGTGAGCTTCTTTCCTATTAACTTTGATAGGAGTCAGGAATTGATAGAATTTGTACCAAAGGAGAGAAGGAGAATGATACAATCGGCGGCGGTACATTTAGTGGTGTTTAAGGATTTGGATAGTTATGTGTCGTATATGGAAAATGAGAATTGTTTGATACAACAGGATTGATGGAAGAAGTGGTTATTACAGAAAAAACGAGAAGGGCTTTTGATAGAATTTTTCTTAATAAAAGAAAATATCGTCTGCCCCGAAAAATTAAGAAGCGGATTAAACAAGCGAATAAAATAGACCTTTCGAAACCTATATTTTAATGGAAGAAGTAATAATTGACGGTAGAAAGTTTGTTTCTGAGGACGGGCAAAATTTTTTTCCTAAACCAACTAACGAAAAGGCTATAAGAATTAAATTGGCGGAAGACGGTTTAAATTTATCTGTAAGGCAACTTGGAAGGCTTATTAGAACGTATAATAACACTGGAATTAATATGCCAATAGGTGCTTTAGTTAAAGAAATCGCAGACGGCAAAAGGAATGATTTTTATGACAGGGCATTTGCCTTAAATATATTGTGTAATGGATAGACAAGAAATACAAATTAAGCTTCAGTCAATAATGGGCGGACTTTCATTTAAGGGGGATAAGATTCAATACTTTTATGAAAGTAAATTGGTTGGAGAAATAGAATTGCCAGAAGGTTCGTTTACTGAATCGAGACACGCTTTAGCTGAATTAGCGAGAGTTGACGCGTATGATGATTTTTGGCTCGTTAGAGCCAATGGAGACGTTATTAAAGCCTCAGAAAAATTTATTGAGCCACTTTTAACTAGCACTGACAATGGAGGCGATTCAATAGGTGTATATGAGGGTAAAATGTATCGGCGATATAAAACCACTAAAACTTGCGAATCGTGCGGGAATAAACATTATGGCAAGTAACGACGAATATCAGCAAAGGCAACTTTTTGAAAAAACTTGGCTTCAAAAAATAGAAGATGAGTATAAAGAAAATTTAAGGGCTGATTTGGAAAAAATAGCTTATTCGGCGGACGAAGGAAGTTTACTTGATAGGATTTGGAATAAAGAGAAAATTAACAATAACTAAAACATATAAAAAATGAAATTAAAATCAGTAAAAATTTTGGGCAACGGTTTTGGAGGTTTGTTGACCACGCATCTTACACAAGTTGAAAAGAATGGTCGCGTGTTTAATAAAGAAGTGAAGGAAAAGAACAAGCAACCTATTCACTTGGGACTTGAAAATAAATTTAAAGAACTAAGACCGTTTTATTTGGAGTTGTGTAGAATTTTGCGCGGTGATGAAGATAAAGCCACTAAAGACTACACCATCCAAGAAACAGAAATCACGGGACTGCAAATTGTAATCGACACAACTGAAGACGAAGGTACTGGATTTATACTGGAAGGTTCTATTTTATCACTTGGTAATAAAGAGATAAAGCCTAAAACAGCTAAGATTGAATCGGGCGACAATTATCATAACTTTGATGCTGTACAATTGATTATTAAGGAGATTATTACAGAAGTTGAACATTATATGTCTGGCTCAGTTCAAGTGACCGACGAAGAAGTGTTGGTTCGTTGGTTCGAGAAGACAAAAGAGCAGGGTGTAGATATTGAAGCTATTAAAAATATGTCGCCTGACGAACAGAAAGAGCTGTTATCCAGCATATTAGAGAAAAAATTTGGTTGCGTGGTACTTGAGGCTGACGGGTTAGTTGTTGACGATGATACTGACATTACAGAAGATTTAATTGCTGGCGGACAAAAAACAGAAGTGGTAGAAGAAACTTTCACTTTAAATGCAGATGAAAATGTACTCACAATAAACAAAACACCAGAACCAATACTTAAAAAAGCATAATTATGGTAGAACCAAAACTGAAACAAGGCATTTATACCTTCAGGCATCAATATGGAAATGTTTATAAAAGCGATGACCATTATTTATATACGCGTGACGAAATAAGTGGTGTTTTTATAGTTGTTACAACAGCTTACGCTAAAAAGAGTAAGTTTAAACGTATTTTAGAAATAATTAAAGAAAAATAATGGCTCACGGACTATTCGAGGAGAAAGTGGCTTTAGAGCCTATTAAACACGTTTACACGCACGTAAACAGCGATGAGTATATATCGGTATCAAAAATTCTGAATATGCTATCAGAACCATTTGAAAACACGTTCGCGTATAAAAACGCCACGCCAGAAAAACTTGCTGAATGGAAGGCTAAAGGCGATGACGCGCGGGATCACGGAACCAGCATACACGAAGCCCTTGAAACATATAATCAATTCAAGACTTGTGAAAAACCTGAATGGGAAGAAGGATTGAAAAGCATATTGGAAGTATATAAGGGATGGCGTAGTCACGACGAGGTGTGTTTGTACGATGAGCAATATCGTATAGCGGGGACGGCGGATAAAATTTCAGCGGTGGGCACAGGAAAAAATGTTTCTGTTATTATTTCTGATTTCAAAACAAATAAATCGAAGGGTATTTTATACAATAGCGAGTATAGTAAAAATCTATACCCGCCATTTGAGCATTTGTCAGAATGTAATTATGTAAAATATTCATTACAGTTAAGTTTATACGCATATATGTGGGAAAATTTAACGGGGCGAAAAATTAAACGATTGTTTATCCATTTTATTCCGCCCGATGATTTTACAAAACATCAAGTAATACCAGTTGTTTATCTTAAGACGGACGTTAAATTATTACTCGAAACATACAAGCCTCAAATAGATGCTTTATTGGCTAGTAAAGTTGTAGTGGCAGAGGATACAAACGAAGCGTTTTAATGGAAAATGAGTTTGAATATAAGGCGGCTTTTTTAAAGCAAGATATGTTAATGGTGTATAGCCCATCTATATGTAGTGTTATTTATAAATTGCCGCCAGAAAGAAAAAAAACATGGGCGGAGAAAAAATACAACGACTATTTATACAAGATAGTTAGATTCCGATGTAGAAAAAAAGGTTGGTTATTGATATTTGCATTTTTGCTTGGATTTATTGCCATTAACGCATTGTTAATTCCGCTCGCAATTTTTTGCGGAGAAATAACAGCTTTAGCTATTGGATACTTAGATGCCCAGATTCTTATATTAGCTTTTACAATAATTTCTGACACGCTTGACACCTCTTTTATATCTCATGTTAAGCATAAAGGCAAGGACTACTATATGCGATATTAAATAATTCCCTATATTTGTTGCAACAGCGAGAGGCTGAAACACAGATATATGAGTTTACTTATTTACGCGGATGACCGCCAAAACGTAATTTTACGACCAGAAGTGGTTAAACTTTCCCCCGAATTAGGGGTTCTTAACGAAGACGAATTGCTTTATGTAATTCTTGCTTACGACTATTTTAGTATTTATAGACAGTTTCCTGAAGAAGACCGTATCCGAAAGGCTATGATTCACGTATGGAATGACAATAATCCTAAAATTCTTACATCCCCTAAAGTTAATCGCGCGATAGAGGTGTATAAATCACTTCAGTATAATCCAAAAGTAGAACAGGTAGCTAGGTATCAAAAGAAAATTGAGCAGATGTTAGAAGTTGTGGATAACGAAACTTCTGTAACAGCCATTAAGAATGCCCGCGAAATTATTTCAGGACTAAGAAAAGATATTATTGAATTAGAGAGTGAAGTTGCCGAATCGATAAGAAAACAGGGTAAGATCAAGGGTAATATGGAGCGAAGCTGGCTTGAGGAGATAATGGATAGGAAGTCTTACTATGAAAAAGTAATAGCCAAGAAATGATTTTACGTCCGCCATATTATAAAGGGAAGGGCTGTTGCTTAAATCCTGTCGCACGTTACGGAATTCCGAAATATGCAGACTCAAGATTAAATCCTAAAGTAAAAGGAACGCCAGATTTTGAAAAGTACTGGGAGGAGCAAATTTTTAGGATTTTTAACGGCTACCAAAGTGGCGGGACATATATAACAGGAAGGTTTTATTATTATTTAAACTTTAATTATATGTCAACTATTAACGGTATTATTACACCAGATATAGTTGATTTGCACCACGAAATTTCCTTATTATATGAATATGCTAAATCTAAAGGTAAAAATATAATTATTGGTAAAGCGCGACGAAAAGGTATTTCAGAGTTTACGCATAAGGCTGTAATTGATTATGGTTATAGATTTACGTATGGATATAACGCTGGTATAGCGGCAGGGTTAAAAGATTATGCTTTAGATTTTATGACTAAGTGGAGTAATGGAGATTCTTTAATGCCACTTGAATTACAAACTAAAACATTAATTAGTAATAACGATGAAGTACAAGCGGGTTATGAAATACAAGACGAAAACAATCAGTGGATTGATAAAGGAACAAAAAATAAAATTCACGTTAGAACAATGTTTAATAACCCCAATTTATTTAAGGGATTATATTTAAACGATGTTGTAGCAGAGGAGTGCGGAGAATTTCCTAATCTTATTGAGTTTTATAATGCAACTGAGGATACATTAACTGATGGTGATAAACAAATTGGCACGATGCTTTTTTACGGTACAGCGGGGAATGTAAATAAAGGCTCTAAAGATTATAAATATATTTGGGAACACGCTGATGAATTTAATATGATTAAATTTTTAGCGCCAGCCACTCGAATGCACAAGCCAAATTACGGAGGCGCTACCCGTAACGGAGAAATTATTGAGCAGATTCCTAATTTATTATTGACCCACAAAAAGTTTGAATTAATTGGAGTTGAAGATGAAATAGCGGCGAAAGAATTTATTTTAAAGAAGTCAGATAAGCTTGCTAAAAGCGGAAATAAAAAGAAGTATTTAGAGTATAAGCAGAACAATCCTTTAGAAGAAAAGGATATGTTTAGAAAAACGGCGGTTAATGAATTCGACACTGAAAAACTAAACGACCAAGAATATATTGTTTCTAATTCACCAAAAAAATATTCCCGATGGAAATTGGATTGGGCGATGGATGAGAATACAAAGCTTAGAAAAATTCCCTTACAAATAATTGCAAAACCAGCTACAAAAGAAGATAAAGACGAAACTACATTTTTAATACTTGACAACGGACATCCATTAAAAGGATATTGGGGGCTATATTCAGGCGGAATCGACAGCTACGATCAGGACACTTCTAAGACCTCTAAATCATTAGGGGCTATGTGCGTATTGATACGAGCTAATACTATTGTAAACGCCCCGCAAATAGCGCCTGTTGCGGTAATTTGTACGCGACCTAAGCGTAAGGAAATGTTTTATGAAATGTGTTTAAAATTAGCTGTGTATTATAATTTACAAGGGGCTACTTTGATAGATGCTGCAAAACCTCATGTGATAAAATATTTCGAAGAAAATTACGGACAACAATACTTAGCCTTACGTCCAAAAGCATTTGAAAACTCTAATTCAGACCAAACTCACGTTCACGGAATATTGTTAACAAAGGGAAGCCGACCTAAAATGGTAGGTTTAATGGATACCGCTATTTATTATAATGTTGACCAGATATGGTTTGATGAATTAATTAATCAGTTGCAGAACTTTGATGAAGTTGAAGAAGGGTCGGATAACGATTTGGCGGATGCTTATGGGATTGCTTTAATGCAAGCAGCGGCAGAAGAAGCGCCTCCATCTAATCACGACGACTCTGATATTGATGAAGCTTTCAACCTTCACGCTGGCACTTTTGACAGAAACGGAAACTACCATCATAACGTAGAAACTCAGGAGTTGAAAAACGATGAGCAAGATAGCGACCTGTTTGGTACGTAGTTACAAAAAAATGCTTATTTTTGGTGAAATCAATTCTAAAAAATGAGTAATTATATTGGTCTGCCCGACATTTCAGTTCCCGAAACACAAAAAACACCTGATTGGTGTAAAGGGTTTTTATTTTACGCACGAAATTTACTTACAACATACGATTGGCGAAGACAGCAAATGACTTCGCTTTATCAGTCGTATAATGGCGTTAAAACAGCCTCACATAACGGACTGTGGGAAAAAACTTACGGCAAACAAAATAAAGCTAAATACATAGCTTATCGCGCGGGTAGAACTAAACTAAATTTACTTCACGGAGAGTGGATCAAAAGACCATTAGCAGCTACTGTTGAAACTATTAACATAGAGGCAATAAGCGATAAGATGCGTCAAATGGATTTTATGACGGGCGCTATGTTAGCTAAACCAGCATTAGAAGATTTGCGAGATAAAGCGGGAGTAGATGTAATGGAGGGCGCTCAAATACCAAGCTCTGAAGAAGACCCGATTTGGGATAAATATAGCCCCAAAGATAAGTGCGAAGATATAATGCAACTTATTATAAATGAGAAGATTAAGAAGCTAAATTTAGTTCAAAAGTTTGGCGAGCAATTCTTGGATGTTTGTGTTACAAGTTCTTGTTATGGTAAGATTGAAATTGACGAAAAGGGTAATGTTGATTATTTGAAAATTGATCCGCGCGATGCAATTTATCAGGAGATTGAGAATGATTATTTCTTAGAAAAGAGTCCGATTAAGGGTTGTCGCCAAAGGATGCCAGTTTATCAATTAATGAATCGTTATGAATTCACTGAAGCTGAAAAAAATATGCTTCAGGATATGCAGAACACTTGGTATGATAACTGGTCAACAAGACAGTGGATGGGGACTATGAACGGACAGCAATTACTTGTGGACGTTATTCATATTGAATGGAAGGCAATGAAGCCTCGTTACTATAAAATCGCGCCTAAAACCACCAATCAATTAGAGTGGAGTAGCGAAACCGAAAAGGTGACAATTGAGATAAGTCCTAAACAATATGAACTTAATAAAGAAGCTTTTGAAAAGGACGTTGAAAAGGGTAAATATGTAATCGAAACTAAGTGGGAAGAAGATTTGTGGGAGGGGACAATGATTGGAGGGGTAATATTTAAAAATATGCGCCGTAAACCATTCCAAATGCGCCGTCACGATAACCCAGCTTATATACTTGATAGTTCTTATATCGGTATTAATGTTGGTACTGTTGATGGACTAAGAATTTCAGTACAGAAAGTAATAGAGAATTTTGATAATCTATTTGATATTACAATGTATCAGATAATGAAAGAACTTGCTAAATTTAAGGGTAAGGTTATCATGTACGACAGAGCAGCGTTGCCGAAAAAGCGGACGCTAAAGGAAATTGCCTACGATATGGCTAACGATAGTTTTATTGATGTTGACAGTTCAGCTTCAGGAAACTTTGCTAATCGTAATTTATCAGGGATGGAGTTGTTTAAAGAATTCGATTTAGGGTTAAGTCAGTCAGTGCAACAATTGTTGGCGCTTAAAGACCAGATTCTAATGACAATGGATAGACTTACTGGTATTAACGAAACAAGGGAGGGGTCTATTCAGGCATCTGCTACCGTAACGAATTCCCAGCAAGCTATAGAAAATTCGCGGACGCAAACAGCCCCTATTTATTACGCAATGGAGCTTTATACCGAACAAGTGTTAATGCGTATTGCGGAGGCTTCTAAGATTAGTTATGCGTTTTACAGACAGGATGAGGGCGAGCAAATTTTAGGTAGTGAGAAGTTTAAGTATATGCAAATCACTACTGAGATTGGATTCAGGGATTACGGCGTGTATTTACAAAGCGGCGGACGTTATAACGAGATCAAACAAAAGATGCGTCAAATGCTTGAGTTTTCTATTAACGCCCAGCAAATAACTCCTTTGGAAGTATTGAAATTTGAAATGTCAGAAACCTTTGTAGAAGCCAAACAAATATTTGAAGATGCTTATGTAAGAGTTCAGGAAAACGCAATAAGACAACAAGCGGCGGATGCTCAAAATCAACAGGCTATGCAACAGCAAATGTTACAACAACAACAGCAAATTCATGAACAACAATTAACTGAAACCAGAAACCTGATGTTAGAAAAGATTGGAGCTGAAACAGAGGGTCAAATGGCTATTGATGATAATAAATCTGGCAATAAGTTGGTTAATGACCAGCATAACGCTGAAAATAAATTTTTGCAAGGTCAATAAAACTTAATACATTTACATTCAAAATAATACATAAAAATGGAAGAAAACACAGACATAGTTGTAAACAAATCGGGAGAGCCGACACCTACACCTACACCTGATGTTAAAAACGACCCGTTTGCCATATTGGAAACCGAACCAGTTTTTAAATCAGATGACACTGGCAGCACTGCCAAAACAGAAGTTGACCTTAATTTAACAATTACGCCTCAAGAACAGGCGGATAAAGATAAATTAGAGGCCGACAATAAAGTAAAAGATGCTGAAGCATTAGTTGCAAAAGCCAAAGAATTAAGCCTACCAGAAACAGCCACACCTGAAGAAATTAAGGCGGCTGAAACAAAAATCGCGGATGAGCTAAAAGCTAAGGCAGTTGAATTAGGATTACCAGAAACAGCCACCAAAGAAGAAATTTCAGCGGCTGAATTAAAGAAAACCGAAACAGAAGGCTTTGTAACAGAAGACGAGGTTAAGATTGGTTTATTAGGCGCTGAAGACGGCACTTGGAAAGCTTTAATGCTAGCTAAAGGATTAGAAGTGCCAGCCGATTATAAAGAAGAAAATGGGTTTGACGTTTACGAAAAAGCTGAAACAGCTAAATGGCAAGCTGAAATTGAAAAGGCAAAGACTGAAGCTCAAGAATCGGTGTTTAGTAAATTAAAGCCCGATGTAGCAACTGCTTTAGAATTAGCAAATGCTATTCCTGATTTAACATTAGAGCAAATTATTACGCCGACATTAACAATAGACAACTATTTGAAATTAGGGAAAGAGGAGCTTATAAGAGAAGATATTAGATTATCTAATCCTGAGTACACTCCCGAAATGATTGATGTTGAAATGCAGAAGATAAAAGACTCAAATCAACTTGACCTTTTGGATTCTAAAATCAGAATTGATCTTAACAAAGAAAAAGTAAACATACAGAATTTTCAACAACAGAAAATACAAGAGTATCAGACTCGTCAGTTACAAGAAAAATCAACGGCTGAAAAGGCGAAAATTGAACAAGTAATTAAAGCGTTGGACAGAGTTCCTTCGTTCTTGGACAAGAATTTAAACCAAACAGACCGACAGTTTCTCGCTAATAAAATTAATAGTGGTGCTGTTAATGACTTGTTAAACAATCCTGAGAAATTGGCAAGAGCCATAACAATGCTTGAGTTCCATGATAAGGGGATGCAATCCTACGAGAACAGAGTTCGGGAAAAATTATTACTGGAACAAAAGAAGACGTTACACAACACGCCAACTACAGTTAAAACAGGCGGGGCTAATCAAGTAGTAACAAAAAAACCGATAACAAATCAATTTGACATTTTAAAAGAAGAAAAGGCTTTTAGTAGTGAGTAAAAACTTTAATTAACTCAAAAACTAAAAACAAATTATGGCACTTCAAGGACAAATAAACATCGTACAAGGCACTTTTGGCCCGACCTGTACAGATGAAAATGACTTAATCAGGAATCAGGCGCTAAAGCCCGAAATCCGTAAATGGTTAGAGTATAAAAATCGTCGTTATATTATGACGTTGTTAACAGATGGAGCAGTTACACCTTATGGTATTAACGCTGAAGCTGGAGCAAAGCAAAAATTCCTTGTAGGTAAAGGAAGTGGTATTGGCAATAAAGCATATCGTTTTGATGTGATTGGCCGTATCGAAACTAACGCGGTTATCTTATCGCAAATTGGTTCTTCTGCAACTGGCGGAGCGTTCCAATTATTAATGCAAAGCGATTACCTTAACCAAGGTGATGTTGTAATGTTCAACTCTCGTTTACAAGCGCGTGTAATGGATGGTGGTAATGGTAATGTTACTTCAGGATTCGTTTACACTTTTCAAACTGTTGATGGAGCAACTTTCGCTTATGCAACTGATGTGGCGGCTCAAACAGGAACTTTTACCTGTATGCCAGTTCACACTTCATTTGGTGAAGGTTCATTACGTGGTTATTCTCGCGATAAAAAGCCTGATGTATTTGTTACTCATACTACTATTCAGCGTAAAACAGCTACCATTACTGGTGATGCTGATTCTGATATTTTATGGTATGAATATTCAAACGCAGCAGGAATGGCAAGAGGTTGGATGTACACTAAAGTACAACAATTAAAAGCTATCATGTCAGCTGAAGACGAGCGTCATAAATTATTCGGAGTATCTTCTATGAAGAATTCTGATGGTTCATTACGTACAACTTCTGCTTTAGGAAACGATCCTGAAACAGGATTCCCTATCGTACAAGGTGATGGTTTCGAACAACAAGTAAATGGTAACAACATTCTTTACGGTTCTGGTTCAGATGGAAATCCAACTGCTGATGACTTTGAAGACATTATGCAGACTATGCAACTTGGTTCAAATCAAATTGATGAGATCGAGTTCTATGGTATTTGTGGTACTGCTGCTTATGCTAATTTACAGCGTGTTGCGCCGACAATTTCTGGTAATCAAAATACAAGTTTATTCCAAACTGTTCTTGATTCTAAAGAAGCTGGTGGAGCAAAAACTGGAACTGGTATGAACTTCATGCGCATTAACCTTAACGGTAACAGCTGTACGTTCATTAAGCACACAATGTTTGATGACCCTCGTATGTTTACATCGTTAGACGCTCAAGGTAATCCTGATATGTCAAGCACAATCTTCTTCATTGGTATGTCTAAGTCTGGTTCAGGCGACAGTCCTACTATGGAAATTTTACACAAACAGGCTAATGGCTTGTCGCGTAAAATGGTTGAAGCTGACTTCTTAGGTTTAACTGGTAAAGCTGGTTTCGTACAGTCAGAACAAGATGCTAACAAATACGCTTGCTTAAAACAAGATATGTTAGTTGTTTATAATACTTCACTTTGCGGTATTATCTACAAGGGCTAGAAATAAATTAGGGCAGTAGAAAACCTCTATTGCCCTTTATTAAATAATTTAAAAGCGCGAGAGGCGCATAAAAAAAATGGAAAACGTAAATAACACAGTAGATACCACTTCACCATTCATTTGGGTACAAGATGGTAACGGAATGAAGCACAAGCATATTAATTTTGACAATTCTGATATATGTCCAAGACACGGGATGATTGAAATTGAGGCTTTAAAGAAAACAGATTCAGAACGCGGACTATCTAATAACGCGTCTTACGCAAAGTTTGTAGACAAAAAAACTGGAATTATCTGGGGCAAACCAACTGGAATTCACAATATCAGCAAGGAGATTCAGTATCAAAGATTAAGATTGGGTAATAATACCTTTTTTGATCGTACTGACCCAATGCAAGCTGAATTGTGCTGCATAGTATTAAAGGCTATTGAGTCTGGTAAATTTGTAGACACGCAAGGCAGACCTCGATTTAAGGTGCGCGATAAAGAAGCGGCGGCTCAGAAAGAAATCGACACGCGTTCACATAAGAAAAAAGCTATTGAAATTATTGAGTCACTTCCTTATGGGGAAGAATTGAAGGATTGCGCTCGTAATATGGGCATTAATCCTGATGTTTATTCGCCGATGGTATTAGCTAATGAATTGTGTAACGTTGTAGAGGGGGTTAACGGAAAGGCTCCAAGAGCTAAGGAATTTTTGGATATGTATAACAGCCCAACTAAAACTTACCTTACTATTCTTAAAAACGCGATGTCAATGGCTGTAATTGAATTTAATCCAATGGAAGGATTTAAATACGGCGGAATGAACATTGGTAAGACTCAGGAATTAGCAATTGCTCATTTAGTTAAGAATCCTGATTTGGCGGCGGCTATTAATACATTTACTCTTGATAAAAGAGCTAAAGGATTAGAGCAAACATCTAAGCCAATCACTTCATTACCTATGGTAGGTGGCGAAGACCCTGAAAAAGAGGCTCTAAAGAAACGATTAGCTGAAATGGAGGCTTTAATAACTCAGATGGGAGAAAAAAAGTTATCAACAGGTGATGTTGAAAAAAACATTGCGCCAAAGGTTGATATGGAAGCCTTGAGAGCTGAAGCAAAAGCTTTAGGGGTGAAAGGATGGCAAGTAGCTAAAATTTCACCAGAGGCGCTACAGGCTAAAATAGATGCTAAGAAATTAGAAGCTACTGAAGCATAACATTCATTAAACACAAATTTAAAGGGCGGCTAATAACCGCCTTTTTTATTTATCTTTATGGCAAAACATTTACAATGAACGCAATTTCTTCCTACGAACGAGTGATGTCTTATTTAGACCGCTCAAGAACATCCCGATTTACTTTTAATCAGATAAATATAACTTTTGTGATGGTGCAAAAGAAAATTGTAGAGTTTTTTAAAGACCAACCTGATGAAGTAAGGAAGTATTTATATACTCTTAAAACAGACGCTACTCCAGCCGTTACAACGCTACAAACCACCTCTGATTATATTGTAAGCCACATTAATTATCCTGCCGACTATTATTATTTTCAGGTAATGAATGTCTTTATTGACGGGACATTAGCGGAAGTAACGCCAACCGATGACGATCAGCTTAACAGGCAGTTGCAAAATACATATACAGCGCCGACTAATAAATACATCTTTCAAAGAGAAGACGCTACTGGATGGAAAGTTTATCGCGGGACAACAGGAACGCCAACTTGTGAATTAACTTATCTTAAAACGCCCTCTAACTTTTATATGGGCAATGAGAGCAATTTAATTGATGATGGAGTGGGGGTTTTAGCTCCTTTCACAAACTATACGGTGGTTAACCAAAGCGAATATAATGGCGTTACGTACAATCCAGCCGATACGTTTACAACTAATTCAACGCAAGATTTAACTAGTGGACAGGTGATATTAACCTCTATTTTAGTGGACAGTAATTTACCAGAACAGGTGCAGGAGAAAATGTGTTGGGTTGTGGCGGGAATTTTGAGCGGGGACATATCGGACTTTAATAAAGCTATGTTTGTTGATAAGGAGGTAAATAAAAATATTTCATAGCATTGCTTTAGCGTTGCTAAATATGTTATATTTACAACATTAATAATTTAACTTAAAAACAAAAATCATGGCAAAACAACAAATTAACGAAGCAGTTTTGTTACGCACGTCCGCAGCGACTGACGTACAAAGCAGTGGTGGGTACATCACCATAGCTGGTTTAAGTGCTACATGGAAGAAATTACTATCTTCTATTAAGCAGATTAAATATAAAGCTGAAGTACCACAAGTAGTAACAATTGGAGGTGTAGATACTACATGGGTTCCAGTTGGAAGTACAGTTTATGGAGTATTAATCGGCGACTCAAGACGTAATATCTCTGGTTCTGAATCTCCTTTAAAGCTGTATTCTTACAAAACAAGCCTTTCTTTGGCTGTTGAAGGTACAACGGCTCAGTTACGCAGAGAGTACATTGCTACTCAAATCGTGGCTAAAATTAATGCCGATCCTTCAAATTATGGCGTAGCGGCTGTTACAAGTAATGGTACTTTTACTTTTACTGATGACGCTGGTTATAATCCATTATTGAACAATGACGCTAACTTACTTTACGCTCAAGGTCAAAGTGGCCGTATGGGTAAATCAACAGTTCAAATCTGGCAAAACAATGATGGAACTGGTTACGCTACAAATAACATCGCGGTTACAACAGCGGCAGTTTATGCTTTTGGTGTAGGTGCTGATTTAGCTAACGGTAAGCCAGTAATGGATTTCATGTACGGTAACTTAATTCAAGGTACTTTAATTGCTCCTCCTTTAACAACCGCTGGTTTAGGTGCTGTTTCTGGTCAAATTTATGAGGCTTTTGTGATTAATTCATTTAATACAGCAGCGGCTCATAACCAAACTGGTCAAGACGCTCTTATTCAGAAGTTAAAAACTGTATGGGTTGATAACGGCACTGGTTCGGCTACTACAAATTTAGCTGGCTTTAAAGCTATTGAACGCGTATTTCATAAATTAATGGTTCAAGTTTATTCTGCTGACGCTTCTTGTGTTCAAGAATGGTTTGACCGTCCAATTGTATTTCAAGACCCATTAGGAGCGGCTCCAACAGGAACTGCTGATACCTTAGGCTGGCAATATGGTTACACTCCGTTAAACCGTACAAATATTGGCACACAAACAATTGTAGCTCCAGTATTGGATGCAACAGGATTGTTAATTGACCAAGATGATACGGCAACTGAAGGTTCTCATACATCAGCAAATCAACAAACATTAGGAGATCAATCATTTGTGGTAGGAAAAGCTCCATTTATGGTAGCTGCACGTTATGTGATGGGTGATTATACTGATGCTGCCTTTATGGTTGGTTTCCGTAAAAAAGCTGTTTACGGTGCGGTTATTAATAACTATACTGATTATGCAACTATTGGTAACGGTAGTTCGGCTGCTGGTACAACATGGATTAACGGTGACTTGTTTGCAACTCGCGCTAACATTAATGGTGGCACGACTTTACAAGCAATTTCTGCTGTTGCTCCTTCTGATGGAGTTTCTGTATTAGTTTGGTTAAAAGTAGCTTTAGACGGAAGCGTAACAGCTTTTGTTAACGGTACATCTTATCCAATTTATTCAGTTGGTACTACTGCTTTAATTTTTGATGCTGGGGATGAAATGATTCCTTTTTATCAAATAGTTAATATTGGCGGTGGTGATCCAGCTTGTTCTATTGGAGAATTCTTTGCTGTAGCTGATGACAAATTAATTTCTTAGTAATTAAATAATTCAATAATCTTAAAAAGGGTAGGCAAAAAACCTGCCCTTTTTTATAAAACATAAAATTATGATAACAGAAAATTCAAGTGGATTTGACTTTCACGGAAAAAAACAACAAAATGTAGCTGATGGTGTTTTGGCTACTGATGGTGTAAGCAAGGGTCAAATGGACACGGCAATTCAAACGGCAATTACAACTGACATTTCCGATAACAATATTGCTTTTACGGGGACTAATACCCATAGTGGTACAGAGACGTTTTCAAACGCAGCTGGTGTTACTACAGATACTATTACTCCAAGAACAAGCGGAGCAGGAACTTCTTTACAAGCGCCAGTTACACCTTGGCTATTAAACTTATCTCCTGCTATTACAGCAAGCGGGTCAGTTTTTTTAGCTAACGCGACCACAACTACTGTAGCAAACACTATTACGTTACCAGCTTGTACAGCGGGTGGAGTTGGTACTATGTTTAAGGTTAAGGTGATTAAAGCCGTAACTGCTGGTGGTACTTATGTGGTTAATACAACAGGGTCAGATGTGTTTTTAGGCGGCGTATATGGAACTATCGCGGCTCCCAACGCTACAAATGATGCGCTATTCGCGGCGTCTACAGCTAATAAAACATTAACATTAAACGCTACTACAACTGGTGGATTAATTGGCGGATGGTTAGAGTTTACTATGATTTCAGCAACTCAATGGAGTGTGTCTGGAGTTACTTTAGGAACTGGAACAATCGCAACACCTTTTAGTAATTAATATTAATTAGGGGCGTAAAAACCCCTTTTTTAAATAAAGTAAAATGGACAATTCAAAAGTATTAAATTCAATATTAGTAGGCATTTTAAATCTTTTTGGAGGAGCTAAATCTCAGCCAATTGCCGCAGCAACAGCCGCAAATGCAAACAATACAGCTGGGACGTATCAAGATGCTGGTAAAATATACACATTTGCTTCTTTGCAATTTATAGCAACAGGATTAGACGCATCGGACGGGGTTATAAAACTTCAGGATAGCAATGACGGAACAAACTGGAATGACATTTCGGGCGCAACTATTACGGTTGCAATTGGAACATCTTCTAATATGATTCGTTATACGGCCTTTACAGGAGAGTATATTCGCGCTAATTGGGCAAAAGGAGCAAACACAACAGGAACAATATCAGCAATTTTTGTATTTAAAAGATAACAATGGCTAATCAACAAGTTGATGTACCTACAACAATAAAAAATTCTGGCACAGGATACGCTGAAGTTTTGAATTATAGCGATGGTTCTTTAAGTTCAGTGTTGAGTGGTATAGTTAGTTATTATAAAATGGACGGTAACGCGACAGATGCTACTGGCACTAATAATGGAGTTGCGGCGGCAAGTGTGTCTTTTGGTGTCCCTCAAGGTAAGATAAATCAAGGAGCTTATAACAACGGAGCGTTTACTCAAGATATAAATATTCCAAATTCTGTTAGTTTAAATCTCACAACAGCATTTTCTTTTTCTTTGTGGGTATATCCAAATGCAGGAAACACTAATACATATATTTTAAGTAAACTTAATGCTGGCAGTACCGACAATGATTATTCAATTATTTATGGATATACTGCTGGTAAAGTACAGTTTTACGCAAGAAGCACAACATTTTTGACATATAGTGATTTGGTTCCAACGGTTTCAGCATGGAATCATATTGTTTATACATACGATGGCGCTACATTTAAATCTTATTTGAATGGCGCAAATATTACAACTCAGGCAACAGTTCAGACACTTGCGTCAGCATCAGGAAATTTACACTTATTCAGTTTTGCTGGAAGTAGTAATGCTTTTGGCGGACGTTTAGATGAAATTGGAATATGGAGTCGAGCGTTAACCACTGCTGAAGTAGCTACTTTGTACAATAGTGGCACTGGCATACAATATCCTTTCTAATGGCAGAAGCAAACGTAAATAGTTCACCAATCCCAAACACGAATAGTAACTTGTGTAAAGCAGGGTATCTTATAATTATTGCTGGTCAAAGTAATGGCTGTTGTTATTTTAACCAAACAGGTAATATAAGCGCGGGATTACAAGGGATTCAAAC